TAGTAGGTAGTATACTTGGAGCCATGAGTGTTAAATGGTTAAGAGATACACGTATAGGTTTATGGGCATATGGAAAGTTTGATAAGACATTAGACTTTTTACGTGACCGCTGGGGTTGGACCTTTCTTAACCAAGACAAAGATGCTTGGAGAAAAATCAATCCTAATATATCAAGAAAAATAGATGAACTTGAAAGTAGAATAGAGAGAATAGAAAAGTAATGTTAAGCGATTCAGTAGAATATTTGCAAATCAAGGCACGTGGTTATACTGATATAAAAGAAAAAGTTATAACAGAAGAAATAGTAAGAACAGAACCACACACCCATGATAAAAGTTATTATGGTTGTACACTTGAAGGCAGTTTTAGAGTAAACAATACGGTTTACTATCCTGGAGATTTTTTTGAGGTTCTAGCAGGTGAAGAACATAGTGAAGTAACCGCTAAAGGTACAAAGATTTTAATAGGAAGTAAGTAAACATGGCAGAAGACAAAGCCCTCTTAGCTAGACTGGATCTAGCAATCGATAAACTATCGGATGTGTCAGCAGACATTAAAGCTGTACTAGCTGTACATGAATCCAAGTTTGAAAATCAAGAAAATTTAAACAACACATACTATGATCAAATAGAAAAACTCCATATACGCATAGGTGAACTTAGAGATGAAAATCATGAGCAACATAGAGATATGATAGCAATGATAGAACCTAAGATTGAAAGAATAGAGAATAGATTAACAAGTATGGAAAAGTGGAGATGGATAATTGTAGGAGCAGCTATGCTTGCTGGCTTTCTTATTTCATCTACTAATTTAGTTGACTTGTTAAAGTAAATATAGTATGATCTGTTTATGTTATGGATTGAAAATAAGTACATAAGTTTAATATCCGCACAATTTAGAAACTTTAAACGTCAAGGTAAAGCCTATAACTTTTCGTGTCCTTATTGTGGTGATAGTAGTAAGAACAAATTTAAGGCTAGAGGATACCTATATGAGAAGAAAGGTACCCATCCTTACTTCTGTCATAACTGTGGAATAAGCAAAAGTTTTGATAAATTTTTAAGTGATCAAACACCTCAATTGCATAAAGAATTTAAATTGGAAATTCTTAAAGAAAAAGGCAATCTCGAGGTTAAAAAAGAGATAGATACTAATACCTCAAAAGTTAAGAGTAGTGCATTTCCAGACTATATGAAGAGTGGAAGTCCACTAAGAACATTAAAAAAGATATCTCAATTAAATTGGGATCATCCTGCTAAAAAATACGTATTAGATAGAGAAATACCTAATACATATCATGGTAAATTGTTCTATTGCTCTAAATTTTATGAGTGGACTAATACATTAATACCAAACAAATTTAAGGTAATCAAAGATGAACCAAGACTTATTATCCCATTTATTGACCAAAATAATAAGTTCTTTGGATACCAAGGTCGTTCATTTAGCAAAACAGCATCCCTACGATACATTACGATAATGTTAGAAGAGTCTAGGCCAAAGATATTTGGCTTGGATAATATTGATGAGACAAAGACTGTTTATGTTACTGAAGGACCATTAGATAGTATTTTTGTAGATAATTGTGTGGCTATGGCTGGAAGTGATGGACAAATATATTTTAGTGATACTGTAATGGTTTATGATAATGAACCTCGTAGTATAGAGATAGTTAAGAAAGTAGAGAAGTCAATTAATAAAGGTCATAAAGTTGTTGTATGGCCAAGTAGTTTAGAGTATAAGGATATAAATGATATGGCTATGGGTGGTTTGAATAAAGCTGATATAAAATTACTAATTGATAAAAATACATACAAAGGATTACAAGCTAATATGGCATTAACTAATTGGAAAAAGTGTTGAACGATTATAAGCCCAGAAATTTTATATATCCGTGGGCCAACATGAAAGATAAAATGGGTAGTGATTTAACAGTTGTTAATGCTGCTCGTGTATCATTTGCAAATATGCACCGTAAGTTTGAATCTGATAAAGATGAAAAGTTAATTAGTTACTTAGCAAAGCATAGACATTGGTCACCCTTTGCACATTGTAGTATGCAATTTCATATAATAGCACCTATTTTTGTAGCTAGACAATTAGTAAAGCATCAAGTAGGTTTAGCATGGAATGAAGTTAGTAGAAGATATGTAGATACAGAGGTTGAATTTTATAATCCTAAAGAGTGGAGAGCAAGACCTGATAAAAGTATAAAGCAAGGTAGTGCAGAGGAAGTTGTAGATATAAATCCAAGAGGTGATCTTGTTGATCATTATCAACGTGCTATAAAATCTGCTAAGTGGTCATACGAACAATTACTAAGACAAGGTGTGGCACCAGAGATGGCAAGAATGGTACTACCACAAAGTACAATGACAGAATGGTATTGGACAGGATCATTATATGCATTTGCAAGAGTATGTAAATTAAGATTAGAGAAGACAGCACAAAAAGAAACACAAATGATAGTAAACGATATAGCAAAACAGGCACAACAAGCATTTCCAATAAGTTGGAAATATTTAACGGAGAATAATTAAATGGAATACTTAGGTATTAATATAGACCCTAATAGAGATACACTTTTTGATCCTTCAGGTATCAAAAGATTAAAAGAATCATATATGAAAGAAACAGAAATATCTCCACAAGAGAGGTTTGCATTTGTATCTAAAACATTCTCTAGTAATCCAGAGCATGCACAAAGGCTATACGACTACTCAAGCAGGCATTGGTTAAGTTATAGTACACCTATACTTGCATTTGGTAAGACTGAAAGAGGTCTACCTATCAGTTGCTATTTAAACTATATTAACGACTCTGCAGAGGGTTTAGTAGACACATTAAGTGAGACAAATTGGTTATCTATGTTAGGTGGTGGGGTAGGTATAGGATTTGGAATGAGGTCGTCTGACGACAAGTCTACGGGTGTTATGCCCCATTTAAAGATGTATGATGCAAGCTCTCTAGCATATAGACAAGGAAAGACAAGAAGAGGTAGTTATGCAGCATATCTGAACATATCTCATCCAGATGTCCTGATGTTCTTAGAAATGAGAAAGCCTACAGGTGATCAGAATCAAAGATGTCTAAATCTCCACCATGGTCTGAATATTACTAACAGGTTTATGGAAATACTAGAAACAGCTATGGTAGATCCAGAAGCTAATGATGACTGGGATCTAATTGATCCACATAGTAGTGAGGTAGTTGATACTGTTAGTGCTAAAGATCTCTGGCAGCGCATACTAGAAATGAGAATGCAAACAGGTGAACCTTATATACATTTTATTGACACATCTAATGAACATATGCCATCATGGTTAAAGCAAAGAGGATTAGAAATAAACCAAAGTAATCTATGTAGTGAAATAATCTTACCAACAAATAAAGACCGTACAGCTGTATGTTGTCTATCAAGTTTAAATTTAGAATATTATGATACATGGAGTAAAGATAAACAGTTCATTAGTGATGTAGCTGAGATGTTAGATAATGTACTAACATTCTTTATTGAAAATGCACCAAGTGCTATTGAGAGAGCAAAGTATAGTGCACAACGTGAACGCAGTATAGGTTTAGGTGCACTAGGTTTTCATGCATACTTACAACGCAAAGGTACACCATTTGAAAGCGTAGCAGCCAAGTCATTAAACGTAAGAATGTTTAGACATATAAGAAAGAAAATGGATGAAGCTAATCTGAGACTTGCTAAAGAAAGAGGAGAAGCTCCTGATGCTAAAGGTACAGGATTTAGATTCAGTCATGTAATGGCTATTGCTCCTAATGCAAGTTCATCTATCATTATGGGTAATACATCTCCATCTATAGAACCTTGGAGAGCTAATGCATATAGACAGGATACATTGTCTGGAGCATATTTAAATAAGAATAAGTACCTAGATGCACTTATAAAAGAGAAGTGTGAAAATGATAGTAGTTTAGACTATGATAAGATATGGAGAGAAATTATATCTAATGAAGGTAGCTGTCAATCAATAAAATGCTTGACTGATGAAGAAAAAGAGTTATATAAGACATCTATGGAAATAGATCAAAGATGGGTAATTGAGCATGCAGCTGATAGACAACAGTACATTGACCAAGCACAGTCACTAAATATATTCTTTAGACCTGATGCTAACATCAAGTATCTTCATGCAGTACACTTTCTAGCCTGGAAGTCAAAGTTAAAAACATTATACTATTGTAGAAGTGAAAAGATAGGTAAGGCTGATAAGATATCAAGAGGTATAGAACGTAACATAATAAAAGAACTAGATATGACTGTTCTGGCTACAAGTCCAGAAGAATGTCTAGCATGCGAGGGATAGACAGATGGCAACTAAATTAAAAGTAACAGATCAAAGAGAATATTTCAAACCATTCCACTATCCTTGGGCATATGATATGTGGTTAAAGCATGAGCAATCACATTGGTTACATACTGAAGTACCTATGTTAGGAGATGTTAAAGATTGGAAATCAAGACTAACACAAGAAGAGAAGTTCTTCTTAACTAATGTGTTTAGATTCTTTACACAATCTGATATAGATGTTGCAGGTGGATATGTTAGTAACTATCTACCACATTTTCCACAACCAGAACTAAGAATGATGCTATCAGGCTTTGCTGCTAGAGAAGCTCTACACATTGCTGCCTATAGTCATCTAATAGAGTCATTAGGTATGCCAGAGACAGTATACAATGAGTTTAATGAGTACAATGCTATGAGAGAGAAACATGAGTTCTTTCAAAGTAAGATTATGAATGGAGCAAGTGTGCCTGTAAAAATTGCTGCCATAAGTGCATTCACAGAAGGACTATCACTATTCAGTTCATTCATTATGCTACTAAACTTTCCACGTCATGGTAAGATGAAAGGTATGGGTCAGATTGTTACATGGTCTATAGTAGATGAAACTATGCATACAGAAGGTTTAATTAAACTTTTCAGAACATTTGTTGATGAGAATAGACAGCTATGGAATGATGAGACTAAGAGTCAGATATATAGTGTATGCGAAAAGATGGTAGATTTGGAAGATAAATTTATTGATCTAGCCTTTACAATGGGTAAGGTAGAAGGTCTAAGAGATACAGAAGTAAAAGAATATATTAGATATATTGCTGACAGAAGATTAATTTCTATGGGTATGAAAGGTATCTATAAAGTAAAAAAGAATCCTCTACCGTGGGTCGAGGAAATGATTAATGCACCCACACATACCAACTTCTTTGAGAATAGAGCTACAGACTATGCTAAAGGAGCACTGTCTGGTGACTGGTCAGAAGTTTGGGCACAATAGGAGAGATAAGATGGATATGTTATATGTACACATAGCGTTTGGTTTCATAGCTTGTTTAATAACAGCTTCATGGGGCTACAGAGCTGGACGTGATATTGGAATTGAAATAGGTAAACAAAAAAACGAAGAAAAATTTATTAACAAATTAAAAAAATTAGATAATCGCATCCAAGAATTGAAAAAGGGTTAACATGGAAGCACCAGTCAAAAAAGAATACGAATGTCATAGTTGTGGTTCAATGTATTATGTAATATATGATCCAGATGAAGTAGAGTTAAAGTTAAAGGCAGGTCCAGAACTTTGTCCGTTTTGTGGTTCATCTGTAGAAGAAGCTATACTTGATATAGATAATGTAAGTGAGACTGGTTACCTTGGTGGTATGGAAGCTACAGACCATGCAGAGTTTGGAAGAGGTGTTGATTGGATTGATGATGAATGAGTATAAAAGAAGGTACATTGCTGGTATTGATTATAGTACTTCAAGTCCTTCAATATGTATTAATGTGGGACAAGATATAGATTTTCATTATCTTACAACAGTACAAAGAAATGCTAAATTTGAAGAGCATGGTAGATTTACATTTGCAGGAACTCACATACCTAAATTTAGTTTAAAAACACAACAATACGATTTCATAGCTAAATGGGCTATAAGTGTTTTAGATCGATATGAATTAGATCATATCTTTATAGAAGACTATGCGTTCGCTGCTACAGGGAAAGTATTCCATATTGGCGAGAACACTGGTCTATTAAAACACAAATTATTTAAAAGAGATTGGGCTTTTCAAGTTGTTGCACCCACAATGATCAAAAGATTTGCAACAACAAAAGGTAATGCCAATAAACAAGAGATGTTAGATCGCTTTAATATAGAAAATAATATCGATCTTAGGGAAGTATTAAAAATAAAAACAGAAAACCCAATAAGTGATATAGTAGATAGTTACTACATTTGGCAATATGGATATGTACACACAACTCCAGATGTACCAATGGAAGTGGTAAACGTACTACAATGAAAAAATATCTAATAACCTTCTTGATTCTAATAACACTATGTGGTATAAGATTCTACAACCCATGGTTCTTAGATGTAATGCGTTTGAAAGCATTAGATAACCATCAGAGACAACAAGAAACAGTAATTGTCGATAATATAGTAACAGTAGAGATCAATAATGATACACTTGCTGAGTATGGGCAGTGGCCTTTTCCAAGAAGTCAATTAGCTGAAATAGTATATGATCTTCAGAAGAATGGAGCTGGTCTGATAGTAATGCCTATGCTGTTCTCTGAGCCAGACAGAGCTGGTCCAGAAGAAGATATTAAATTTGAATTAATGTTATATGAAACACCTACACTTATAGGACAAGTACCAGCAGATGTAACAGATGGTAGTCCTGTAACAAGAGGTGTTGCTGCTGTAGGTGCACCTTGGGAAGGTTGGTTATACAAATATGGTGGAGCAATAGGACCACTACCAGAGTTTGCTAAAGCAGCTTTTGGTGTTGGTATGCTTATTGTATCACCTGAAGCTGATGGTGTTGTAAGAAGAGTACCATTAGTGGTAGATATAAACGGTGAGATATATCCATCTATGTCTATGGAAATAATAAGAACTGCAGCAGGCGATATAAGTTATCAGATTAAGACAGGTGCTGGAGGAGTAGAAGCATTACGTATACCAAAGTATGGTAAACAAATAGTAGACAGTAATGGTAACTTGTGGGTGGACTTCAAATATAAAACAGAAGTATATCCATTACATGAACCATTACCAGACTTAGGTGGTAAGATAGTTATACTATCATTGACAGCATCAGGTTTAGATAGTGTTGTTAGCACACCTGTTGGTAACATATACAACCATGACTTGATAGCAGCAACTACAACCACTATGTTAGCTGGTACAAATATTAGTAGACCTTATTGGTCCGACTTTGCGGAGCTAGGAGTTTCATTTGGTTTAGGTTTAATTATAGCTCTTACAGTACTAATATTTAAGTGGTATGCAGGCGCTATATTGTTACCTACGTTTACCCTGGGGTCCTACTATGCTAGTCATTATATGTTCCAAACACAAAAATACCTATTAGACTGGTCATGGCCTATATTAACTGTATTTGT